TTTGGATAAATAGAAGCCATGTGTTCTCCTTATACTTTAATTGTTTCTAATACGTCGAAGCTCATGCCTATGTTAATGTCAGAGCCTACTTTGAAATCAAACTTATCTAATGCCGCTCCGACATGGAAGGACTCGTATACATCAGATATAGCGCCTACATATATTTCGCCGTTAAGGTTTGTAGTACTTTTAGTTTTGATGATTAAGTTCTTAGGAATTAACGGCTCAACGTAATCAATGATATTGTTGAGCTGTGTCTCAAAGCCATCTACTACGTCTAACCAGTACTCATATCTATCGGAGTTAACAGAGTGCGTTACTACACGATTACCAAACTTGAAGTTAAGCATTTCTTGTACTTTAGGCATAGTAAAAGGACGCTGTCCGATTAATACCGATAGTATTTCACTTCTGCGTCCTTCTGTGTCTGTCAAATCCGGAGGATTGATGCCTAATATTTGTTCCCATGCTTCAAGTCCGTAATCTGCGGCGGTATAGATGTATTCTTCCTTAAAGATATCCAGCATGATATCCCATAGTAGTTGCAGTTCTGCTGATTCCACTCGATAGATTTCTTGGATATCCCGAGAATCTCGAGTTAACGGAACGGCGAATTGTGAGATATCAATATCTCTCTTAAAAATACCGAAATCTGTAATCATACTGCCACCAAAGTAATCGCCCCTAATACTGGGATTTGATTATCCTTCAATTCAAGCTTTGAAACAGAAGCACCGTTTATAGTAATCCTGCCGACATCAAGAACATTAGGAAGCTCAACCATTAAAGCCGTTACAAGACTAGTCCGAAGAATAACATGTTCCTTCTCGTCTTGATTACACCATTCCTTAGCACGTAGAAGCAATCGTTGCTTGATAGCGTTCTCTGCGAGTGTTTGAATTTCGTTAATGTTGTGCCCGCTCATCATGGTGACTTCAATTCGGTAGTTGATCGTTACCGGGTCAGCCTTTTCGATTGTTACTGTATGGCCAATAGGAGCGAGACCGTATCCTTTGCCTTTAGGGGCTGGGTCTATCACGTTCTCTACTTCCTTAATAAGCTCATCTGCAGCAGGTTTGTAATCACTATTTAAAACGACTAACTTAACGGTGCCTCCACCGTTCCAACAGCGGTATACTTTAACACCGCCAACGCCTGGTATAGCTAATACCTTTTCCTTGTAATCGGCACCATTACCACCATAGGCTTTAGACTTCAAAGCATCAAAGTACCGTTTTCGGAATACTTCTGTGTCTTCTTCGTCTTCGCCTGGCGTGATATTCTTCAATATCTTAGCGGAGGTAAGGCCGTTAATACCTTGGATTGGTGTAATATCCCCAGTAGTCGCATTAGGAGTGCGTCCGTACTGTTCGCATTTGAGCTTGTACTTATGTTCTGTATCGTCGATTACCTCTGTTACAACAAAGTTATATTCGTTGTAATTGAATCGAGAGCCAATCGGTACCTCCATATTGAACTGGGCTTCGAATTCGCCTTGCGTTGCTGGTTCCGGGTAAATATTAAACTCTGCAGCACGAAGTATTAGGAATTCTCGGTCTGCGGTAGTTGCAAACGCTTGTTTCAGAATCACATCGGCTAGGATATATAGTTCTGCAAACTCAACGCTTGCCGGAGCTGTAGCATCGTATATAACACTACCTTCGCGCCGATCGAATTCATCTTTAACTCTATCGAGCATTCGTTTTTCAATTCGATTGGCCGTCATATGCTCATACAATACCTTTCACCCCTTTCTTGATTTTTTGTAGCGTACCATAGATGGTATCTACATCAAACTCAACCATGACGTCACCACCTTCGTGGCTAAAATCAAAGTTGTATACTTTAGTTATTCTGTCATCATTCAGTAAAGCCTCTTCTATGCGTCGCTGTAACTCAGCGTATACATAAGGAATAGGCTGTCCAAATAAGTCCTGTAGTTCGATGCCATAATTCCAACTGTAAATAATATATTGGTACCGCTCCGTATTGATGATTTTATAAATCACTTGCTCCATAGCTCGCAACTTATCCGCATATCCTCTAATTTGGCTATCCGTTCTAAAATCAACATCATACGTGTGCGACGGTTCAATGTAATTCACTGTGTCCGGAATAAGGGCATCGTTATTTTGTTTTGGTAATAGTAAATTATCTGCCATTACTTAGTCGTGCACCCCCTATTTGGGTTATACCAGCGGTCTAAGGCTATGTAACGCTGTCCGCCGGTTTCCTTCAGCATAATGACCTTATCACCCATTACTAATTGGTTATGAACGAGATACTTCTTACGGCCTACGTAGTCATGGTTATGGCTTGCAAATTCAGCCATACCTCCGCCACCTGCTCGGTTTTCTGTAACATGATCAACGCTCATCTCCATAGTCCATTCGCAGGTGTTTTTGGTAAGAATAATATTCTCTTCAGGTACGGTTAACTTAGGGTCAATCTTAATAGCAAGCGGTGATACACTGACAACTTCGCCTACGATTACTTCCATAGGTTCGCCGTTCAATATTACGGTGCTCGCTATTTCTTTAATCGTATTAACGATTTTCATGTACTCGCTATCCATTATTTAGCCCCCATTCGAATAATCTTAGTTGGTGCTTCATCATTGTGCCAAGCATAATTTGCGTTGCCGTATTTCATAGCATAACCTCGGCTTGAAGAGTTACCAAAGCACCCGCCTGCGCCATCAGCGATTACGACATGATCATCGTCGCCGTAAATCAATAAATCGCCTTTATTGGCATAGCCGTTAAACTGCTCGGTAACATAGCCTTTCGCTTCTAGGTTTTGGCGAAGTGTAGGAACAGATGCCGTCCCTTTGTCATATTCTGCTTTCAAATCAGAATTGTACCAAGACCCAGTAGCGCATACTGTGTCAGCGCACCCTACGCTACCATATTGAGATACTCGGCCGTCATTGGCGCTGAATGCGGTATCTACTTGACCTGCTGTACCGCCTGCCCCAGTAGCGACTGCAGTACCTTTGGTTTTCTTAGCAGCTTCAATCTTCTTAACTGCTTCTGCATCTTCGTCTTTTGCAACTTCATAAGCTGCGTCATTATCAACGTATCGTAAATCTAAATCCATTCCGTGAAATCCTGTTTTAAACGTATGAGTAACAGATGTTACCATCATGTAATTATTAACAATCATATCGCCAAAGTTTCGATTGATGTACACCAAGGATCCACCGCGTACACGCACATCACCTATAACATTTTTCAACTTAATCTCACGGCTTTTCTTATTTTTGTGAGCCATGATTGCCTTGGCTTGCGCTACTGCGTTGATGTCCTTTTCTTTAGGGATGAGTAAGTATTGTAATCTGCCCCATTTCTCGATGTTCTTATCGTCCTTAGCTATGAATGTGTTCTCCAATTTACTTGATGCACCATTTGGGACTGTACGGACGATTTTTACATAGTTGTATGTTTCCTTGTCTATGGAAGTCGTGTATTGCACATCTTCCATACACTCATCATCAATGTAAATATCTGTCTTCATAGTCTCAAACGATGCTAGCCGTAACTCGCCTGCATCATCGTACAAATGGTAGAACGCATGATTAGGCGTGTATATAGCCGTTTTATCGAGTAATTGGCAAATCATTTCTTGCAATGACTTATCTTTGAATATGGTTTGCGGTTTCTCCGGAGTTTTCCATACGGTGTCGTCCATATAACCACATTTCAATCCAAAGTCCTCTGCCACCATTTTGATGAACTCGGTCGCAGTCATAGCTCCGATGACATAACAGTCTTTATTCTTGAGATAGCGTATCTGATCATAGCAAGTTACTGATATAGAGTTCTTGCCGTCACGCTGTTTCTCAAAGACATACCCAAAGAACACCGCTCCTCCATTTAAGGTGAACTTGACAGTATCGCCTTCTTCAAAATTGAGGTTAGGGTCTTTAGGTACTTTGAATGTCATCTTACTTGGAACGCAGTCAACTGCTCTCGTAATTTGTACGCCGTCTTCAGGTTCTATGAGCCATAAATCACCAGTGCTTTTGTTTCTGATGGTTAGCTTATAGTGTAGTTGCGTAGGCATGGGTAACGGAATGATAGTGCCATTGATTTGAGATTTTTCGACCGTTTTCTTTTCATCTATAGCCATTCGTTATTACCCTCACGTTTAAGCTGGACGACTTGGCCAACCCCCAAGATAGCAGGCACAGCGATTTTGTTAAGTGCTGCAATTTGGAATAGGTTATCCGTATTACCTAGTTGCTTCTTAACGATTTGTTGTAAAGTCTGCCCTTTGGAGACTTTGGCAGTTGATGCGGGCACCTTACCATCCGTAGGTCTGTCCGACTTAACGCTACCTTTTGCAGTGCCATCCTTATCGGTCTTCACTTCAATTCGTTTAGCACCCCAAGGCTTCCACTGTTTCAATGTAACGCTAGCATACGAATCAAAGCCGTTATCTGCATCTTCTTCTATGACGTAGTTTTCAAGCGTACACTTCATGTTAGTCATGGCTAGCATCTGTCCGCCCGGTTTCATTCGAACTACGATAAATTGGAAGATTGTCTTTGTGGTCTTAAGCTTTTCGAGTTCATCGATATAGTACTTAGCCTTCTTAGACTTGAACAGCAAGGACTCATTAAATGGATAATCGGAGTTAGGCAATAAGAATTTGAAAGCAAGGTCTGTAAGCCCTGCCGGCTTAATAACGTTAACTTCGCCTTTCCCCAATAACTCCATTGTTTCGTTCTTGCCATTTATAGTAGTGGTTAATTCTTTAGGGGGAATCGGTATCTGCATCGTCCCCATATAGAAGTAATACATTTAGATTCCCTCCCTTTGAATTGCGAACGCGTCTTTCAAGCCTTTCGAGATTTGACTTGTAAAGCCATCTAGGTCAGTGCCGTTGTTGATTTCTACATCGTTATTCATTTGAATGTGAATTACATTGGCATCCTGCCATTTCTTCAACGATTTATCGATAGCGCTTTCACGGAGTGCCTTGATTTCCTCATTTGTCATGTCGATAGACTTGGCAATCTTGCCTGTGTTCTTGGCAGTCTTACCTGTATTTTTCTTAGTCTTATCGGCCGCATCATGATCAGCACCTGGAGTAATTTTGCTAGCGTCAAACTCTTGAGGAGTTTTAACACCAGGCATGCTAGGCATCAAATCACCAAGGCTAAGGTTAGCCCCAATGTTATAGCCTTCGCCGAAAGCTCCTGTAACGCTAGAATAATCCATCTTGCCCATGACAGTAGTTTCACCGCCGGCAATCTCAAATCGTTCTATTACGCCAGTAGACCCGCCTACCTTATCAATATTTACGCCTGGGATTTTATTAATCGCATCGATAATATCGTTAATTCTAGCTTTCACGAATTGCCAAATACCATTCCATATATCGATAAACAAGTTAGCGACTGCATGTAATGGGTCTTTAAATACGTTGGCCAAGAAATTAACAAATGCTGCGATGATGTTCCATCCCAAAGCAAACACATTGAAAATAGCGGAACCGAACGCCCAAAAAGCGCCAACTACGATTCCTAGTACGCTAATATTCGCTTCACAGAAATAGTTAATAGCTTCTACAGCTAAGTAGATTACGACTATAACTGCAACAATCAAACCGATTACCCATGTTAACGGGCACGCGTATAATGCGGCGTTCAATCCTTCTTGAGCTACAATCATTGCTAACAGAGCAGCAGTTTCTGCCCAGTCTGCTACGGCCTTAATCGCCATAGCACCTGCAGCGAGAATCGTTCTTCCGGCTGCTATACCGGCCTGAATTGCATAAAACGCCATAACTCCACCCAGTATTATCATTGCTGTATACATGATAGACGAGTGCTGTCTAACAAAGTTAGATAACGTGTTAAACGCCCATACGGCAGTGTTAATCGTTTCACCGATAACACCTACGAGCCAATAGAATACTGGCGCTACAGTTTGGATTGCTCCCGTTACGTTATCCACTAACTCACGGACGCCCTCGCTATTAGCAAGGTCAGATATTCGCTGGAACACAGGCTCGAACGCCCGAATAGCTTTATTCTTAATTGACTGCATATGATCGCCCCATGTTTTAGGGAGTGATTCAAACTGCTTTTCAATCTCAGGCAAGTTATTCATAATAGCGTTTTTAATTACTTCGGCAGTAATCTTGCCTTCCGATGCTAGCTTCTTAAGTTCGCCACGGGATACGCCCATAGATTTAGCAATGATGTTTTCAATCATCGGCGCGTTTTCAGCAATAGACCGGAACTCGTCACCTTGTAATTGACCGGATGCTAAACCTTGCGTTAACTGAAGCATGGCGTTCTTTTGTGCTTCTTTCGATGCACCGCCAATAGCGAATACTTTTTGGATACCCTCCATAAATTCTACGGCTTTTCTTGGGTCCGGGAATGCATCATGCGCGGATTGAGATACTTGGATTACGGCGTCCGCCATTTCCAAATACCCGCCTCTTGCACGCTGTGCGGATTCAAATATCTGCTTATTTAGGTAAATAGCATTTTCCTGGCTACCGGCTACCAATTTAAGGCGAGCTTGCACCTGTGCCCATTCAGTAGCAGTGTCCTGGATTGATTCGATAGCGCCTTTTATAGCGCCAATCCCATTCATTACTGTATTAGCCAACAGATTACCGGCGAAGCTGTTCATGATACCGCCCATGCTAGCTTTTAGCGTTTCACTAGCATTTGATACACCGTCCATCTTATTATGTAGCGTGTTCATGGATTGATAGGCTTTAGTTGTTGCGTTTGCGGCTGCGTTCATAGCATTAGGAATATTAGTTGATAGGCTTATATAGTTAGAAAGTGTAGCCATTCATTACCCCCTTTTTGCCTTATTCATTTCATCTTGCTCATCTTTAGCATGTTGCTGAATAAAGGCAATTACTACAGCCTTTTCATTCATGTCCATATCCGCAAAAACAGAAGGTCGCATATGGTATTTAACAAATGCCAAATATGCGAACATCGTTTCTGTTTCATTGGATTCTAGGAGTTTTTTACTTCTTTTACCTTATCTTCCATGCCGACATCATAGCCTTGGGCTTCAGTTACTGCCGCTAAAAGGTCAGCGTATTCACCTGGTGTGAGCATTGCTTTTACAAGCTCAACAGGTTCAGTAACGCCCCAGCTATCTTGTAGTTCCGCATCATAAAGATTAGGGTAAGTGATTGCCTTAGATAGCACATCTTCGTTGTATGCAGTCGCATCAAAGCGTTCTTCGGATTGACGAGTGATGCGGTCAGTAATGCGTTTAGTGTATTTCTTACGCATCTTTTCTGTTTCGTCAGTAGCTAATGTTTTAATCTTCCACGCTACAGGCTCGCCATTCACTTTAATACGTTTAGATGCTACGTATTCAGTCTCATTGACTACATCAACGTTTTGTTTAAGGAATGCGCTTAAATTTTCAGCCATTGTAAAAACCTCCTAAAAAAAGGGGAGCAAGCACTAGGCTTGCATCCCGTCTAATTCATTAAAGTGTTGAACGTATTTAACGCCTTCATAAGTAAAGTTGTGCTCTTGTTCGATGTATTTGCCTTCAGCGTCGAATTCTGCTGCTGTTAATTCATCAAGGTTCACACCTTTTAGAATTACAGAACGGCGACCTGCTTTAGAAGTCGGATCGTTGTTAACTACTTGCATATCAAAGTATGTATCCACACCGGTTTTCAAGTATTTTTCAACCATCTTATCGAATAAAGCTGTGTTGTGGTAAATTGTTAAGCTACCGCTGTATTCTACGGAGGTAGATTTATTGCCTGCACCGATACGGCCCAAGATTGCCACTTTTTCTTTATTCTTTTTAATTTTTGCGCTAAGTTTTTTAGCTTGAAACAGTAAGTATCGGTTACCGTTCTCTACGATATAGCAAGACGCTAATTTAGAAGAAACAACGTCAGCTGCATCCATCGTTTTCAATGCATCTAAAATTTCATTTTCCATGCGTTATCCTCCTAGGCTACTACAACAGTCATGTACAATTTTTCCATAGCCACAGTAGGCTGTAATTGTACGTTAACCAATACATCTTCCTTGTTATCGCCTTGCGTAGGTACTGGGATATCCTTATCATCGAAGTTTTGGATAGCACGTACCTTTTGGTATTGCTCAGCAAGGTATACAAGGTCGCCCCATAAGGACTCACGACCAGCTTGGTCATTAGGGGATTTATCAAGATGTGTTTTATTGAACAATCTAGCGCCGTCAACTGCCCAGTTATCCAATACACGAATGACTTGGTTAAGAGAGAAGTCGCGGTTTTTAGCTTTACTGAATTCAGTAAATGTGTTGATGTCTTTCAATACACGAACGTCACCTTGGATATTACCACCAACGGAGTCAGTGACATTGTGGAACATAAACATACCATCTTTGATAGCTTGTTCGAGTTCGAACTGTTTGTACTTAACGTTTACAGTGTATTCACCATCATAAATCATATTGCCTACTGTAGCATTGATATTGCAAGATGCTTCTTGACCTAATGTCCAGTACACCAAAGAGCCTCTTTCGGCACCTTCATCGGTTACGTCATTAAGGATGGAGATAACACCTTCATAGTTGACCCCGGTCTTACCATGAATCACTAATTGGAATTTAGCGCCACTTTGTTCACGGCAACGTTTAGTAAATGCAATAAGTAAGTTCTTAATTGTGTCGTCCGCACCTGCGTAACCCAACGTATTGAAGTAGTAAGGTTCAAGCATATCAATGCCGTCTTGGTAGTTCTTAACGGTGATTGTGGAGCCGTTAGTACCACCGGATAGTGCAGTATAAGCTGTAGTAGTTAATGCGCCAGTTTTAGTGAATACGATGTAATCGTTATCTTGCAGTTCTGTCGCATTCTTCAAGTTCTTTTGAATATCTACTGCCTTACGAACATCGCCTGTAGTGAGGTAAGTAGTTACGATAAATTTACCTGTGTTATCTGGATCAGCTTGAACAGATACACCCAAATCGTTACCACGAATACCTTTATATTTTGCTTTACCGATTGTGCTTGTAGCTTGCGCACCGTCAGAGTTTAAGCGGTAGAAGTAACCAGTTTTCAAGCCACGGAACAAGTCGCGTAAGCCTTTCATTTTGTCATGACCGTAGTCATAACCAAAGTATTTTTGACAATCCTTTTGGAATGTGTCGTTATCTACACGGAACACTTCGCCACTTGGGCCCCAATCAAAGGAGAGCAGCATCGCACCAAAGCCACGGTCAGATACTTCTGCATATGCTCGGTCTTTGGATACGAAGTTAATATAAGTACCTGGCAATACTTTATTGTGGAATAAGAATGTGCCACCACCTAATGCCATATTTCACTAACCTTTCACAGGCGTTGTTAATGCCTGATTTAAAATTCTATCAATGTCGCTTTCCGTATACATTTCATCTTCGTTAAGAAGGCAAGTGAGTAAATCACGATACCGTCTGTACTTGTCAGATGCAATGATAGCGTAAGCATCAAATTGTTGTTCAGTCGTTACTTCGACTGTTTCTTTTTCATCTGCCATCTTTTACCCTTTCTGTTAATTCCATGTGCTTCATACGTTCGACAGGTTTGGCTACTCTCCGCAGTATGTTTTCATACGTCACGAAGAAGTGCAGCACGCCATCTGAAATCTTGTACTTCATACCTGTACCCATAATTGTACGTTCCCCAACTTGTACAAATTCAAGTAACAGATACAGCACGCTAGGAATATCAATGATTTTTCGCGTATCAGTAACCACATCAAGATTATTGGCGTAATACATGATGTCTAAATCCAAAGAAGTATTGTAAAGATCACCGACATGTCTGCTCATACTAGGCTCAATCACCTTGATGTATGCACATGGGAATGTCATATTGTTTTCTTTGAATTCTAGGTATATAGGCACGTTGAGTGCCGTATGTACGGCTTTAGATACAGCTGTTAATACATCAGAATCCACCATGCTTTTCAATCCATTTCTTTAATGTAATTTCCATAATACGTTTAGCATTTTTACTGAGTGCCTTTTCAGCTTTTTCGTGCATGTACGCACCGTCTACCCAAGGCTTTTTCAGTCTGCCACCTTGCATAACTCCGCCTTTAGATTGACCTATCCACGGAAGAAATCTCCCAACTTCTTGCCGATGTCCATCATTAAGAAACGAGGCGTAAGAGGATGTGTTAAACACCTCAACCCGTCCTGTTCTATCATCCAGTCGATATCTACCAACACTCCACGATTGGCGAGTATGCTCGCTATCAAAGTACTTTGTTTGTACTTGGCCATTTTGCATGAATTTAACCGATCGTTTTCCGACTGGTGTATTCAATTTAGCTTCACGCACATACACGCTGGCCATTTCCTTCACAACTTGCTTGTTGAAATTCTGAAGGCTACCTGATTGACTCAGTTTGACCAGGCTTCGATTAAACTCAGCAAAATCGTCCATATCAAATTCAACACCCATGTCAATGCACCTCTAAATTTTCGAGTTGCACCTCTTGGTGGGTATCATATCGTGCAGAAATCGAGGCACTGCGAAAAAGTTGCTTTGTATTTCGCCCTATAAGCTCGATTCGAGCCCCGTTTGGTATGATTACCTCCGGAGCGATGAAAAGTACCGTGGTGGTACTAAATTTCGCAATCTCAGCGATTTGACCTGTAGAGAGAGTTTTATAGCTAATTCTACAAGCAAAAGGACCCTCTCTACTGGCAGTTTTACTCATAATTCCAGTATCGGGGTCCATTGCATCCACTTCGGAGATAACATAACACGTACAATCGTATAATCGTTCTAACTGCTTTCTAGCAGCATCTACCATCTTAGCCGTCGGAAGCATGCTAGGTCACCCCTTCCATATCCACTCAAAGCGGTGGCCAATTCTTGGAGACGGGATGCCTTGTCAGTTCCTTTAAATTGAACTTCAGTATCGCCCATTTTAATGGAACTAGCCATTTCTCCGTCGGCTTCAATCAATTTGTTTTTGTTTGTGGTGATATAGCTGCCAATTACACGATATACGAGAACGTACTGTAATTCGCTAGGTAATTCCTTCTGATTGATATCATTGAGGATATGTTGTGTTTCCGCATCAATCATATACTCAATGATATTTATATCAGAAATTGCATCATACCCGAGCCACGATTCAAGAATTTGTAAAACTGTCTCTTTCGTGGTCATATCATTCACCTACTATTTTTTGAATGTAGCTTTTACAACTTTGGATTGGTTAGTCAACGCAACAACGTAGTGTTCGTTAGCAACGAATTTGTCGATACCTTTTTCAGGAACACGATCGTATTCAACAACAACGTCACGTTTAATGTAAATTGTTACAGCAGGTAATACAGGAGTACCATCTTCCACTTCTGCAGATACGCCAACGATGAAGTTGTCGATAGTTGCGCCAGTATCATTGATGCGGCGAGATGTTACAACACGACAGCCGGCAATCATACCGATTTCACCAGTCATCATAACGTCGTTACCGTATTTTGTTTTGTCGATGAAGTTAGGGTCTTTACGAAGTGCAGTAATTTGAGAAGGTGCTACGAACAAATATTTTTCAACATAGTCTTCTTCGTTCAATTTGTCTACTGCGTTAACGACACCTTCATAGGAGATAACTTTAGTATCAGTTACTGCAAGAGTAGCACCACCGAGGGCTGTTACTACGTCTTGGTCGATTTTAGAAGCCAAGGACAAACGTAATTGATGAGTAGCTTCGCCTACTGGGTCGCCATAACCGGACAATTTAGCTTCGTCTGTGATGTCAACGCGTTTCATTGCTTTTTTAATTTTAGCTTTAGCGACGGATGTGGACATTTGAGTTGCAGTTACTTCTACGCCTTCTGCGATGTCTTCCGCGTCACCGATGTAGCCCCATGCTGGAATAGTGATTTCGTTACCAGGTACGCCTGCCAATTTGTTATCGATTTTAGCGATAGAAGTAAATTTAATAGCTTTTGGTAAACCTGCGGATACCATGTCCGCCATTACTTGAGGGTTAACTACATTAGCAGTTTGCGTAGGACCTGCTGCGAATGTTTGTAAATTAAAAGAGAATTGTTTATTCATTAGCGTTTCCTCCTGTTAATGAATGGTAAAGGTCAATGTCGTTTGCGAATAACTCCGCACGTTGAGAGTATGTCATTTTAGCGAAGTCTTCTTTAGTTACTGCGCCACTTGGTGTTTTACCGCCAGGGTTACCTGGTGCTACACCTTTAGGGGCAGACGCTTCCCCAAATAAATAAGGATTAGCTTTGGCAACTTCTGCAAGTTGTTCATCTAATCCTTTAATTTTGCCGTCCTTCACTTTTGCATCGGTTAAATCCAAGAGTGCACGGACCGCAACGTTGTTTTTAGCTTTTGCGTTGGACAATGCTACGTTCACAATATTGTCGATTTCAAGTTGTGCGATTTTACCCTCGTATTCAGCTTTACGAGTTTCTGCATCAGCTTTCATCGTTTCAATTTGTTTCGCAAGCTCCGCATTATCTGCATTAGATTTTTTGAGGTTATCAATTTCGCCATTAAGAGTCGTGAGCTCCCCTTTAACGGATTTGAGTTCCTCATTCTTAGCATTGAATTGATCCTTAGACACATAATTCTTGCCGTAGTCTTCAACGACCTTAGCAGTCTGTTCCTCAGTTAATCCTAGTGCTAACAATTCTTCCTTAGTCATAGTGACCTCCTTAAAAAATACCCATTTCGCTTTATTTTCGTGAGCCACACCTCACGGCTACGGTCTTGTTAGTTATCGCCCAACAATACTAAAATGGCAATAAAAAAGCAGCGTTTCCGCTGCTAATTGATATATTCTTTTGCCCATTCCTCGTAGGTAATCGCCCCGTCAAAATCAGTACTTTTATCGTTCTGATTTCTACCTGTTCGAGTGCCTTCGAGTCCTGGAATATATGGAATTGTAGTAGACCGGCAATAGCAATGAAACGGCGGAACGGTTACGCCTGGTTTAGCATCTACGACTCTGACACGTTTACGATCCATGTGTCTGCAGATGGAGGAAGTATGGCTATCGAGTGTGGCCAGTATCTCTAACTCCTCGACGTCCAGGTCTTTCATGCTATCAAGAAAACCCTGCTCGTGTACACGTGCCGTCTCGGTTTCAATTAACCGCTTAGCGTTACTGTACGATGTTTTCATCCGCTTATGCAGATTATCTGCCATCGTGTCCGCCCCTTGCCCGATAATAAGGGCTTGCGTGAAATCATTCTGTAAATTAGCGACTAGCTTACTTGTATCTCCCCAAATCCTACTACTGAAATCCTTGCCATCGCTCGCCCATTGACTGTGAACCACGCTTTCAACGCGTTTACTGTCAATCGAATTAATGCGCGAGTACTCTCCGCGTTGCGTCTGCACTGTATATGCGGACTTATACGCGGAGGACTGATACACATCTTTCAGTAAATCGTTAAGTGAGATACTCTGCTTTTGAGCCAGTATTTCGAGCTCGTGAACCACATTGATATACAGCATCTGTTCACGGCTTAACCGTTCACGAATGGATGCATTCGATAGCATTTGTTGATGTTCTTCAGATACACCTAGTTTCTTAGCTTCTGCCTTAAATTCAACTAAATCCATTTTAAAGGCTTTCATCTCGTAGGCGTTCAGTAGTTTCCTTGCTTCGGCTAATTGAAGTCCGTTTTCTGTGGCGAACCGACGATACCAATCGTTGATAGCCTTTTCTATCCTGCGTAACGCCCTAGCGTAGTTTGCTTTGATTTCCGCATCAGTGAGATTCGCTTTTTGAAACGATTCATCTAGTAACCGCTCATACCGTTTCTCCCAGTAATCATTCGCCATCTGCCTCACCGCCGTTCGGTACAACAAAATCTGCTGTTACTTCGGACTGTTCCTTTTTAACTCTTGCAAGCTCTTCCGCAGCATCAGTCGTCCACGGATGATTTGCGATAATGGTTTCATTGGAGATGATACCCACGGAGTTTTTGCAGTTGTTAATGGTGTCGCCTTCATTGATAGGTAGGTCACGATTGAAGATAAAGTCCACTTCCTCAACTGTATCTTGATTAGTTAAACCACGATACGTGTTAACGAACCACATCAAATCGTGCAAGCTAGATTTGAATTCGAGCTCCATTTCATTGGCGTCTAAATCAATATCAGAGTACATGGACATAATGTTCATCTGATTTGGATTGTTAGCCATACGATCGTCTTTAGCATCAAAGCCTCGGCCGTTCTCGATAATAGCTTTACGCAAAATGTTAATCAGTAATTGGTAATTGTCGCTATTCACCTCTATTTTTAAGGCTTTCACATCCCCGTTGACACCATCAACCGTCCGCACCTTAATTGCCCCATACGAGGCAAGATTTTGACGGAACTCAGCGAGATTTTCGCCGTCATAGTTCTGTAAAATCAAAATTGTGCTGCGGATATCTTCTTCCATATTGTCCTGGAAGTTAGATAGTAATCGGTTGAGTGCATCTTGTAAGGATTTAACCTTATCGATAAGCGGTTGCTCGAATTCATTTGCACGGAACATAATAAGAGGAATACGTTCCCAGTTATATGGTTTATCGGCAATCGCAAAATTGGCAGTGTTTTCTTTATCCGGGTCAGGAAGTAAACGCTCAGTATCCCATATGTAATACTGAATACCATTCGGCGTGTAGTATTCCACTTTGTGAATAGTCTTAGTTTCTAAGCCTGTGTAGTACTCAATATCGTACAAGTAAAGGAACGCATCTAGTTGTGTGTGCTCCTCATCTGCCCAAAATGGTAAAACCTGATGAGGTTTCATCATCTTAAACTTAAGTGAGCCATCAATACCGATGTAAGGGTGAATATACGCCTTGCCCGCCATCGTTGCAAACTTGCCAACGGACTTCAATAATCGTTGGAACTGAATACCAAACATCTTATCGAGCTCGTCATCATCTGCGTTAATATCCAACGGCTTAGACAATAAGTAATTAACTTTTTGGTCTACTAAATCATCAAATCGGTTATCCACAATCTGATTATTAGGAACGCCCTGTAATGCAATTCGTGTATTGCCTTCGCCTACAACGTAGCGTTGCTTATTCAAAATGTCATGTTTACCGTCATAATAATCGATAGCAGTACACATCGTTTTCCGCTGTTCGCTACCTAGAAAATTACGCAGCTGTGCTTGAAGGAACTCGCGTTCCGTCATAGTCGCTGAACCTTTTATGATGCGGTCCCATAGCTGAGATAATATCAATCAAACGACCACCTTTCTACATTAATATCTTCCAAACCATACCGCATAGCATCCATAGCATGGTTGTTTTCGTCTTCCGGTTTCCCAGTGTATTTCTCAAAGCGATCCTTCGCCCATTGGTACGTGGATAATTCACGCAGCACATTAACGCATCTTGGGTGAACGATTAATTCGTAATCTTGTATCCGCTGAATACCGTTTAATATGCTGTCTTTACCCTTGCGTGCCCTGGTTATACCTTTTAGCCCATCCTGGTACAATTCCTCAATGGATTTAGGCTCCGCACTATCGGCTCGAATCTTCTCTTTTGCGTAGCCCATATCAATGATGCGGGATGCTAATTGTTGATTCGTAAGCCCTGTTTCGTACAGCTCATCGAATATGTAGATTTTCTTATTCGCCATATCAACAAGCATGCACACTAGCGCTGTAGGGTCTACTGTATAACCAAAATCAAGGCCAAACGCGGACTTGATACCGGTTTGACCTCTAATTGCATCGACATTAAATTCTTGTTCTTTCCAGTTTTCGTAAACCAGTCCTTCAACAACGCCCCAGTTACCTAAGCCGGCTACTTGATACCGCTTAGGGTTCTTCTTCATTTCCTCGAACAGTACTAAGTCAGAATCACTCAGGAACTCGTTACACAGGTAATTCGTAGTCATGGCCAATACGTTTTCACTGGGTTCGTCAAAAAAGCGTTTCTTTAACCAGTGCCTATCTGACCACGGGTTAAACGTAAGCACTACCTGGTGATACATACCGTCGGGTAACTGGCCTCGAATAGATTCGTCCAGCCTGTTGAATGCGTCCTCGCTCATAATCTCGTAGGCTTCTTCAATCCACAGCCTACACAAAGCGCCGACTTCAACAGTAATGGACGTTACCTTTAAAGGATCATCGAGACCACGAAATAGGATTTTCTGACCTGTTGGGATGTACGTTATTTCAAGTGGAGATACAGAACATTTGAAGTACCGCTCCACCTTCAACTGGCGCATAGCCCATTTGAGTTGCGCGAAACAACTGTCACGCAAAGTCCGTTCTGTCTTACGAACGACTAACCAGTTTATACAAGGGTTCTCCATTATCTCTATGATAACTTTTAGAGACTGTGTAGAAGACTTCTTACTGGCACGACTGCCCTTGACTACTTTATAGCGTCCTTTGAACCGCCAAAAAGCACCGTATCCCTTGCCTACGATATCAGGCAAGTACACTCTATTAGTCTGCAATATCGTCACCACCTACGATGAGTACAGGCTTAATATCGATAGTCGTATCACCGCTGAGTATTCTATGGCGTTTGGCCATAAGCTCTAAGGCTTTCAGTCTCGACTTCTCGTCAGGCGGTTTATCGATGATGCGAGCTTCGGAACATCCTTCCCCTGTGCCCTCGATAACCACTTGCTTTTCATTTGAGAGCCCCAGGGCAATTCGTGTTAACTCATACTCGACCTGCTGAGCCGTCATGATGTTTTCATTGAAGTAGGCTTCCCGTAATTCAGCGACCCTTGCTTTGATGTCATCATTAGTCATCAAGCGACTGCCTTGCATCTTAGCTGTTTTTTCAGAGTACCCGGTTCGAATAGCAGCTTGCGTCGCATTCATATCCTTGATGTACTCGTGACAAAATTTCTCGTGTCGTTTGTTTTGTAATGCAGCCACTATCTCACCTCCTGGCTATCTTAATACATCACGGCTGTTCCTCTTAAATCTGCCGTGTGAACGAGTGCATAATCCACAATTACTTTTGTGTGCTTGGTCGTGTGTGATATAGGTTTGACACAGACCGTCATATTCAATTAGTTTTGCTGTGCAAACGCCGTTCTTGTTATTCAGGCATTTACGTTTAATACATTTGACTTCTGTGCTCATACCTTTTCACCTTAATACTTTGTACGCTCAAATCCGATGACTAGTTGGTTGTTGTTAGGCTATATAGTTATTGGAGGACTACTAGTTCTAGTCATCAGATGTCAGCGTACAACGATACAGGGCAAGCTCATAATGTATAAGCTTAATAATGTGTTGTGGACATATTCGGCTCGCCCTGGTTTCATTGTGCAGTAAATTTCATTTTTACATATTCCCTCTCCTTAGCTTACGCGGTCGCCTACACCATAAATACGGGCCCCTGTATTTACAATGCTACATACAACAAAAAGCACGGTCGTCATCACCGTGCTTTTTGCCGAGTTGTGTATAAGAGAGGATTTGTGTTAGATGACTAATGACACCTTTCACAACTACATTATACTATGTCAAGTCGGTTCATTTAAGTCCAAAATACTCCAAAACACTCCAAAGTACTCCACTATTAAAGTAGCTCCCCTAATTCGTTCAATGCTTTATTTTTTAAATTGAAGTAACTACTTTTTTCGTAATATATCATCGCTTGTACTTTCTTAGGGAATGCCCCGTTAATGTACTCTTGCGCTAATATAATACGCCCTGGTATACATTCTATTTGTTCAATCAAAGCTCTAGCTTCTTCCCTTTTGGCTATAAGCTTTGCTATCTCCCGTTTTTTGGCGTCCACGGTATCTACAAGTCTTGCTACGTCCCCTTCAAGACCTACTGGAGTACCGCCCCCTGATACTCTGTCTTTGGAATAATCAATCGCCGATAGTGTGATGATATCATACTGCAGTTTGCGAATATCTTGCCGTAGTGATTGAATACGAATCGCAATCAGCTTGATATCTTGTAGATACGCCGTCGCCTTTTCTTTATAATCACTCATGCTGCATTACCCCTTTGATGTATCGGTCTAAGTACCACCGCGCTTTTTTTAGGTCTTCGAGTTTATCCCCTTTATACCCTGCTCTTGCGATGTACTTGATAACATTACCTAGATGATAAGGAAGCTGTTGATCCTCGATAAAATCGATAACCTCAATCTTGCCCCGTGTGTAGTGTGAAGGGTGGTTGATAACATCTTCATTCTTAGGCACTTCGACGACCTTCACTTCTGGCTCCTCGATAGTTTGGGCTACCGGTTCTACCGCTACTTCCTTCTTCTTAGGTACCTTAGAGTATTTAGGTAGACACTCCGGACAATATTTAGGCCAACGACCTTGCGCTTTTTCTTTTTTGTGAACGAATATTACCCCGCATCCTTCACAGGTTAACTCTTTACTAACACCCCTGCCAGGTGGTGTCATTACGATTTCACATGAAGGACAATAATCCTCGTGTGTTCTTACTGTGAATGTGTCTCCGCATCGTCTACATTTCTTTTGCATAGTTCTACTCCTTATACAATTCTTTACGATATTTAATAGCTTCTAAGAGGGCATCTTGCCCGGCTTCTTTACGTTCTAATGCTTTCATGACCTGCTCGTCCATCGTGCCTTTGGTGACTAAGTGGTGGATAATCACAGGCTGTGTTTGTCCTTGCCTGTGTAACCTTGCGTTCGCTTGTTGGTATTGTTCAAGGCTCCACGTTAGACCATACCATACGATGATATTGCCACCGGCTTGAAGGTTTAAGCCGTACCCTGCTGATGCGGGATGTGCCAGTAACATTTGAATGTTACCTTTATTCCACTCCGCTACATCATCATCGGTCTTTAGCTCAACGGCTTTAGGGAACGCTTCTTTGATTGACTGAAGGTCATGTTTGAAGTTATAGAATACTAACATCGGTTTTCCTTCATTCGTTTCTACCAGCTCTTTCAAGCGTTCAATCTTCTCCTTATGGACAACTACGATTTCACCGTCATCGTTATAAATGGATCCATTCGCCAGTTGTAACAATTTACCGGCGAGTGCTGCTGCATTAAGTGCACTTACGTCGTCATCACTGGCTAAGCTAAGCACGTGCTCACGTTCCATCTGTTTATAGAGTTCCCATTCTTTCGGGTTCATCTCTACTGTGATGACATTTTCGATACGTTCAGGTAGTGTAAGATAGTCCTTCGCTTTTAAGCTCATGCAGATATCCTGCATCTTGCTGAATATCGCCTTATCTCCGCCAGGCAGTAGTCGGTAGCTATACACGACATGCCCGTTTGTTTTGTCCGGTGTAAAATATCGGGTACGATATTCGGTAATCGTCTTGCCTAATCGTTCACCACCATCTAGTAGATACATCTGCGCCCAAATATCAAGTAGCGTATTCGGTGCCGGTGTACCTGTTAAAATGACGATACGCTTAAACAGTGGACGGAGTTTTCGTATCGCCTTAAACCGTTTAGCCTGTGGGTTCTTAAATGAAGAACTTTCATCGATAACTAACATATCAAAAGGGAACGATTTCTTCTTATGATAGTACTCATATAGCCATTGCACGTTTTCACGATTTATCACATAAATGTCAGATTCACTCTCTAAGGCATGTATGCGTTCCTTCTCGGAACCTAACACCTTAGCCACCGTTAAACGCCGTGTAGCGCTCCATTTTTGCGATTCTTGGGCCCATGTAGATTCTGCTACCTTCTTAGGTGCAATGAGTAATACTTTTTTAATGTCAAAGTAATCATACATAAGCCGGTCAATCGCAATGAGTGTAGATATGGTTTTACCTAACCCCATATCCAGTAACAAGCCGTAATGGGTGTTATCAATGATTCGTTGTATTGCAATGCTTTGATACTCGTGTGGATGAAAGTCCATGTATCGCCCTTTCCATATCTTCAACAAATAACCTGGCATCAGACATCCCGGTGACTACGAACACCAAAGCGCCTTGCTTTCGTAATCGTGAAATCTGTACCCGTTGATTAGCCATTAGCTTACCGTTTGTATCTTTTAATTCGACGAAGATAACTCCGCCTCCTGGAAGTACAATAATCCGATCCGGCACACCATCATTTCCGGGTGACACGAATTTCATATATATGCACCCCATTTTTTTGAGTTGATTTCCTAACCATCGCTCGATGTCTTTTTCCACGTTCTCACCTCGTTCTCATTTAATAATTGGACACACCCTCGGACACGCCTATGAACCCGCACCAATACTGGATTTATGAGGGGGGTGTGTCCGAAGTGTCCAATTTTTTTTCAACATATATATATACGCGTATTTGCGTTTTTCACGCTTATATATATACACCCAATTATTCATATATTTATTTTTTTATTTTTATATAAATAATTGGACACACTGGACACACTTTATTATTTAGATTAGCAGTTATCTGCTTTTTGCCCGTGTCCGATTAGTGTGTCCAAACGTGTCTAGTGTGTCCAATTATCGCACTATATCAAAATACATCGATGTATAGGCTTGAATAATTATTTTTACGAACATTAGTGCCTATGAAATAATTGGACACACCTCAAATAATTGGACACACCTACTTACCTTGATTTTGTTTATACATGGATAGGAGGCCTGCACCTTCCTTTATAAACGCTCTCTGTGGACCGTAAAGCCTGCCAAAACGTGCCTTTCCTGTCCCTTTTGTGTATGGGTTCCAGCCTGGAGTTGACTGTAATATGTCAATAATCTCTCTAGCCTTTGCGTTCTGCAGGTTCTTCCTGTCCCCGCCAAGCACTTCACACCATATCTCAAGGGCACACACTCGTTCCCGCTGCACTGAACCACAATGATCGTCATCGCCATAATTAGCGACATAATCTCGTCTGTCGTAGATATCCATTGTTTCCCAATCTTCAGGAAGCAGCATTTCGAGGTACTCTTCAATAAGACCTACGAGTTCACCGCCTTCTGTATGGGATAATTGAATTCTAAGGGCTTCCTCTTCAAGTGCTCCTTCAAGTACTAATGGTTCGCCTTCAGACCAATACACAAACGCTTCGGCCCATAATTGGTCAATTTCATCTTTTGACAAGTCCCAAGAGTTCTTTGTCTTCCGGTCCTTATCACCAGTAATTGGCCAAAATCGACGGTTACCGGTACGGTCTTTAAGGAACATAAGATTGTTAGTGGAACCAGCGAATACACACTGGCGAGGGTACTCTTCGGTGCGTCTACCATACGGAGAACGGAACCGGTCAGAGGTACGGCTGATAAAGGCTTTAACGATTTCATTATCGTTCTTGTAGGTCGGTGCCAGTTCGGCAAGTTCGACTATCCAGGAGCCCTGAATTTGTTCTAGGGCGTCTTTGGTTTTGATATCAACTAAAGAATTGTTAAACCATTTACGGCCTAAGCGTTCTAAGATTAAGGATTTACCAAGACCTTGAGAACCATACAACACAATCGCCGTATCGAACTTAACGCCTGGATCCATGACACGTGCTACCGCGCCACACATCCATTTACGGGTAACAGCCCTGATGTATTCGGTATCTTCCGCACCGATGTAATCGATGAAGAGAGTATCAAGTCTACATTCGCCGTCCCAAGTTAGCCCCTTTAGATACTCACGCACAGGATGGAACTTATTATCTTGCGTTACCTCCTGGAGCGCATCGTCGATAATGCCCTTACCCTTAATAAGGTATTTCGTAGCGAAGTAGTTACGTAAGCACGCATCGTCTGTATCCGTCCAGTAAGGGGTTTCGTCCTTACCGCGCCATGGTAAATCGTCAATCACGACTAAGCGGTGCGCGAATTCGTCAAGTCGGATTTTACCTTTAAGTGTAGGGTCTTGTTTAAGTACTACTAAACAGTTGAACACATCAGATTCAGGCGTACCGTTTTTATCACGTTTTAGCTTCGATAGAAAGTCCTCGTCATCGTCCGTGATATCCTCGAAATCCATATCCGCCATACGTTCCTTATCGAGCAGAATGGGTGCTGCGCCGTCTTCGTTCACAAAGTCAATCATGTCTTTGTAGCTTGGTAGTTTAGTGACGCTGGTCTCATCTGCTGGGTCCTTATCTCCGAATAAGTGGATCCGGACAAGGTCGAACGCATTCACGAGTTTACCGCTGATTGGGTCAGTTGCATGGTTGGAGTAAGCAAAAGTATCGTTATCATAAATAACTAAACCACCTACCGAGCTACCGGCTACATAGGTGTATCGGTCTTCAACTGCTGTAGGTTCATAGACTTCAGGGAGAAACTTATGGATAGCTTCTGTGATACTATAGCATCGACAAAAAGCACCTATAAGGCCCTTTTTCTCTAATGGGTTACCTTGCTTCTTAGCCGCATCAAGGCGAATTTGTGATTCCTTCTCTGATGTTGGCCAAAGGCTCGTATCACGCCAGTCTCTGTAGGTACTCAAATAGGTATCTACTGAAACGAGTGCGCCTTCGCTGTGCTGGTAAACGTACTCCACATCCTTAGGATGGCTTGGCCAATACATAAGCCGTTCAGCCTGGTGCGTGGATGGGTCAAAGAACTCAATGCCGATGTTATCAGCAATCCGTCTCGAGACTGCTTGATACTCATCCGGTGTCATCGGTCTATCCACGGGGATAATCACGCGGTAGCGAGGATTGTCAGCTGTGTGGCTGTGTGTACTATACAGTACATATTCCATACCGCCTAATTCCATATCTAGGTCTACGATGAAATCTTCGCCAGGGTTATCCGCATCAAGAGTGATTAAGTATCTCTCTTTAACAGCGCCTCTAATCCGTCTACCATTACCGGGAATATAGCCACCTACAAAACCGCCGACGTCTTTCTTTCGGCCTTGATCAGCCTTAGACATCTTGGCGTATTCGGCAGCCGTTTCATTCGTTACAGTTGGCTCAGCCAATTTACTGACCAATTCGCTCCAAGTCATTTTATGAGACGTCCAGCTACGGGCGGAGCGACTTTTGCCCGTAGCTATGATGATAGTAGTATCCATATTACATCGCTCCTCCCTTCGCAAACTGGATATCTCGTACATACGCCGGAACGCATAAGCCGTGAGATGTTACCCACTGCGTTACAGCTCCGTTGATATCGTGGTCCTCATATACGCCACGATTATTTTTAAGTTTAGCCTGGTGTATCTCTACGAAGTCGTCCGCATCATTCTTCGGATTAACCTCGATACACGCTACAGGCTCGTTACATTTATAGACACCTACGATAGCACACGTTTCGGCTTTCACCTTTTTGATATAAGAGCTTACACAGTTATTAAGCTGTATGCCCATATCAATAATGCCGTGAGTAGAACCGATTGCCATGAAGCGGTAGCCGTTAACCATGTCAGCTAGCACACGATGTGCTTTACGCTGCTGAACGATTTCGTCTTCTACTTTATCGAACTTTTGCATTCTTGAGATTGTGTCATGTAGGTTACGCACCTGAATGCGAGTATCCCATACCTCTTTACGGCGACTTCTCGATAACTCGAAATACATACTAGCTGTATCTCTGATATCGTGATAGGACGTCGCATTTCTAATGAATAAGAACGCCTGGCGCTCACCGTATTGATGGCTAAGGATATTAACAAATTTACGAATGACAGATAAATCACGGTCATCTCGCCATAAGGGCCATGACTGAATATAACTTGTATTATCAGCATTATCTTTAACGACATCGACCATAGCTTTTTGATAGTCCTTGTTCTTAAATAACGTAGACATAACTTTGATGATCTTCGCATAGAAGAACGGTCTATCGTGTAATAACCGCCGAACCCATCTAGCATCCGGTAAGTTATGGGCCTTGATTAAGGCCTTTACAAAGGAATCACCTTTTGTCGTTAACTCTAATACGTTACCCATACCAAGTGTCTCGTTAGGGAATTTCCTATTATAGAAGTCATCATAGTCTCGTTTAAGACTATCATTGGTAGCAGGTGCATCCGGAGCTTGTAATTTCCATACTAAGTTATGAAGTAGGTTATCTAGAGCCCCGTACTTGTTAGATACCTGTACGCCTTGTCTAATAGATTTAACTTTATACCCTACTGCCTTTGAAAGCTTCTCGAAGAACACTTCTTTTAACACCTTAGCGAAACATTTTAACTCATCCCTGTAGTTATGTAGTCTGCAGTCAGGAGTGGCTACGAACCAAACTAACGATGAAAGGGAATTACTAAAGCCCGACGGAGATACTGTCGCTTCTTCAACGACGTCGCTGCGTGAGCGCTTCTTGAGTATGGTAAATGTTTTTCTTTGCTTGAAATCAAACCGTACTACATCAATGACATGAGATTTAAAGCCTTTGTAAATCATCCCATTATCTCCGTCGGCGTATACCGTGTCGTACTCAAATTGCACGTCCAATTTATCGCCCCTATCTATAATGGATAGGTCTAGGGAGAGAGGAACTGTGGCGCTATACCCAACTTCTGCAGTAAACCCTTTAGCGTTGATCCGTTCACCGCATTTTGGACAATAGAACTCATCTGATTCCCGACAAGGCACTATCCCAAACCCATTAGATTCCATTGGCCAAAGATTAGCGAAGGAGTGTTCGCAAGGTACATGGTAATAACTTGCAGGGTTAAAAGGTGATACTTGATTGCGCCGTACCAGGTCGTACAGCCTTTGTACTTGTAGATTGAATAAGACCTTCATAAGGCGCTATCCTTTCTTATAACAAATCGTCTAAATCATCTTCTTCAGGAGTTTCCTCAACTACTGGAGCTTCGACTACAGGTTCTTCTTTCTTTTTGGTAGTACGTTTACGTTTTGGCTTTTCTTCTACCACCGGAGTAGCTTCTACCGCTGGAGTTTCTGCAGGTTCTTCCACCTTAGGAGCTTCTACTTTCTTGCCGTTTAATATCTTAAGCGCGAGGTCGCAAGCAGCAATACATCCTTCGCAGTACGCCATAGCTGTATCTTTACGTTCGCTAGCTGGTGCATCTTTTACAAGTTCGTATAAGCCGTCGATTGCTTCGCGTTGTTGTTGAATTTGTTGTTTTGAGAGTTTCATAAGAATTGTCCTCCTAATCCTTCATGTAGTAAGGGTTCTCAAACCCTGCTGCGTTTAATATGAGGCCCTCATTCCAGGGCTCCGGTTCACACATTATATCTATTACTTCTTCTAAACTGCCTACGCCTATAGGCGCTTCGATAACCACTTCGTCGTGGATATGGGCTACAATTTTGTACCCTGCTTTAGAAAGCCGTAGCATTGACGCGGCTAAGCAATCTCTTGCTACAGCTTGCACGATGTTTTCGACTAGCTTTCCGCCGTAGGTTTCAACTCTGCCCCATGTATTCTTAACCTGATCCATTCCGTCATACTCAATCGATTCACTACCGAACCGGTTAGTCCCAATTCTAGGCCTTGCATAGGCAAGTCTTCGACCGGATGGTAATTCGATGAACAGGAAGCCTTTCGATTTAAAGAATTTAATATTGCCTTGTCTAATTCGTACGGGTTCTCCTGTTCTCACTACTTGCTTTGCTGCGCTGTCTGCATCTTTCCAAAATTTCGTAATTCGTGGACTTGCTTGTCGCCAAGCTTCGATGATACCAGGTAACTCCTTTTCAGGAATTTCACCTTTAGAATCCATCGCTTTCATGGCTCCTACACCGCCACCATAGCCGAGCGCCAGTTCCGCCACCTTACCTTTTTGGCGAAGGTGACCATTGACGCCGTGCTTTTCAACTGGAACGTGGAACATACTAGATGCAGATGCGCAGTAGATGTCACCACCTTGAGCGAATACATCCTGGCGCCACTTCTCGTGAGCTAGCCAAGCAATAACACGGGCTTCAATAGCGCTGAAGTCGGCTACAATAAATCGGTGCCCCTCCTCTGCTACAAGAGCAGTACGGATAAGTTGCTTTATCACATCACCAGGGTTTCCGTAGAGTAGGTCTAGCATTTCTACATCTCTACTCTTAAGGACTTCCCGAGCGGTGTCTAAATCTTCTAAGTAGTTACGAGGGAGGTTCTGCAGTTGTACTACACGACCTGCCCATCGTCCGCTACGCATCGCTCCATAAAACTGAAGCATGCCGTGTATACGACCATCGGAACACACCGCGTTCTTCATAGCCAAGTATTTTTTGATGGAGGAATTACCGAGCACCTGTCTATTTTGTAGTACCTTGCGAACATCGGAGGGGATATCCTGTGCCAAGAGGTTTGATACATCGTCTTTTCGCATTGTGTCTAGATCATATCCTAGTCTTGCAGTTAACCACTCTTTAAGTTGCATAGTACTGTTAGGATTCTCTAATCCCGTTAATATCTTGGATGACTCGGTAGCTTCTTCCACGATTTCGTCGTTACAAGCAAGCGCTGCATCGACGAGTTCCATATCTACTTTCACGCCTCGCCAGTTGATATCTTGGTCGAGTAGCCAGTACTCGTGCTCGATAGCTGGCGGCTTCAGCGAAAGTAAGCGTTTACGGATTGCCTTTTCTACTACCACGTCCTGGCGGTTATACTCAATATATTCCGCCCATTTCTCCGGCGCATCCTCAGGCATATTTCGTGTCTTAGGATTTGTCTTAGTAGGCTTACGTGGTACAGAAAAGAACTGAATTAGGCGTTTACCTCTTGCATCCTTGGCTTCTCCTAATCGTAAAGCTTTAGACACATTATCGAGGCTCGCAGGTAAACTGCAGTATAACGCAAGTACAGAGGTACATTCCCAGTTCGTGTAATCCGCATCAGGGTAGTACTTTTTAAGGCACAACATTTCGAATGCTGCGTTGAAAGCGGTCTTTGTAATTTCCTTGTTATACAAAGCGTCCACCACCCTTTCGGGCAGTGGATCCTTTGTCATATCAATTACTTCGACCGGTTCGTCATCGAAGCTGTAGGCAAAGAGCAGTATTTCAAATGTTGTATCATCAACATATCGCTGAGCCCCATACTTAATAGGGCAGTCAGAATACGTTTCCACATCAATACTGAGCTCCATATATGCCTCCTTAGATTAAATCGTCATCGTCTAGGTCGCCTAAATCATCGTCACCAAAGTCACTAGCAGATACATGAACACCACCTAGGCGGTCACCATCTTTAACTTTACGAACACCATTTAGACCAAAACCTACACCTTTTTTACCGTTGAAGTTATAAGCGAATACGGATAATGCGACCTGCGCGTACACACCGGAATAGATTTCTTCTTCGATGTCGAATTGGTCCATCTTGATTTTGTCACGAGTGAATACGATAGGTTGTTTATCGCTATTCGCATTGATGAAGAATTTACCAGCGTATGTTTCCGGTTGGTCAGCCACTGCTTCATCTGTATCACCATCGCGTAAGTTCAATTTAAGGTATGCTGCTTTACCTTCCACCTTAGCTACTGCTTTTGGATCCGCTTTAAGTTCTTCAATCGCACGTTCAAATGCTTTGATTGTCTTCTTATCTGTTTTATCGATGATGATTTGGGAACTATATTTTGCTTTGCCGTCGTCGTTTTTACGAGGTTGAGCGATGTTTGCATAGGAAAGTCTTACGATACCAGTTGTTAATTTAGCCATTGTTACGGTCTCCTTATTTATTAATTTCAGACATTAATTTGTTTACGAGTGCTTCAAGTTTAGAAATACGGCTTTGCGCATCTTTAGCTTCTGCGATGTAGTCAGAACCTTTGCCTGTTTTGAACGCAAGGTTTACGGTGTATTGGTTCTCACCGCCTAGCGTAGCACCAAAGCCTAGCATGATACGTTCATTAGGTCTTGCGAATACACCGAGCGCTACTGCATTGCTATTACGGTAGTGGCCGTAACTTACAGCGTAGCTGACCTTATCATTTCTGTTAAAGTCTAATGGATGCAAGCCAGCAAGTGCTGCGGAGCTTGCGCCTAACTTATTAACACGTTGGCCAAGATTGTTGACCTTGTTGTTAATGTCATTCGCTAAGCCCAAAGAACGATTTTCTAAGGTCGTAATACGACCTTCATGATTATCTGCCACATGTTCAAGGCTTCTGATATCTGCTGTATTAGCAGTTACCTTTTGGCCAAGAGTATTGATAGCAGATGTATTACCATTGATGCGGTTAGTATTGTTAGCGATTGCAGTAGTATGACCTGCGATAGCTTGTTCATGATCACTCACCACGTCGCCAAGCATTTGAACACCAACGGCTAGGTCTTTTAAATTGTTCTGTGTCTTAACAATCGCTGTTTTATTGTTGTTAATTTGTTTAGCGTTTGTTTCGATTTCATCAATCGCAGCGAACAACTGGGAGCCGTTCACAGCGTCTAATGAATCAGCGGAGATTTGACCAGCGCTAACATTCGTGAGTTGGCGGTTATATTGAGTTACACCACCTGCACCAGCACGGGCTTTAGAACCAAAGCTGACTACACTTGCTGGTTGCTCGCCAGCAAATACGTGGCGAGTACCGTTTATAGTAATGCCGTCAACGCCAACGGCGCTATCTGTAACAGAGTTTGTTCCAATTGCCACCGAATTCGCTTGGTCAGCAATCGTATTGTTGCCGAATGCAACGGCGTCAGTGGCTAAGGATTTGGCATGAGTGCCAAATGTAAGAGCACCTTGGCCATTAGATTCGGAGTTAGAACCGAAAACTAGTTGCTCTTTGTCAGCACCGATTTTATTGTTGTATCCTACAATGGCACTTTGGCCGCCAGCCACTGTGCCGTTGTTAGCACCGATAACCACAGTATCAGCGCCGGTAACATTATTAGTTCTGCCTAATACTACAGAAGACTCGCCGGATACGAAGGCACCGTTTCCGATAGCTACACTGTCGTAGCTAGAAACACGAGCTTGATTACCGATTGCCACGGTGTATTCCACCAGGCTTTCGGCGTGAGAACCAAAAGCGAAGGAGTTACGACCTGCTGCAGTAGCATTATTGCCACCTGCGAAACCATTTTCACCTGTTACAGTATTGTTAGTACCAAACGCTAGCGCATTGTTAGCGTCGATGTTATTTTGGAAACCCCATACTGCGGAGCTTGTAGAATTTGCGGAGATAGTATTGTTTGTACCTCCTACTGTGTTATTGCTGGTTGCGCCAACTACGTTTACTGCCAACGCGGAAATTGCCAATGCTGTTGTTAATGTTTTGTTCATCTCTTATACCTCATCTTCAAATTCATTCATCATTGTTTCAACTGTATTGATTGCTGGGCGTTTATCGCTTTCCGGTACAAGCGTAGGCTTGCCTTCCGGTTTTTCGATATAGGCTTCTAAGTATTCGGCAACGCCCTTTTTACCGAGTACCTTTTGTAAGTTTGTAATACCTTCGAGTTCTCGAGGCTTGAAGATTTCCTCTTCCTTGTAGCCGTTATCGAGTAATGTTTTAGCCGCAGCGTCCGGATCCGTAATTGTACGTCTTGATGTACCTTCCACTAATTTATATCCCGGCCATTGCTTTTCGCCTGATAAGGCTTTTTCATACGCGAAGTCGTAAACACCTTTAATCCACTTTGTGATTAAATCCTTCATCGCTAGGATGTCAGATACTTCGCTGTCAGTGAGTAATTGATTGAGCTTGCCTCCATTCTTATAGAATGTATCAAGGCAAGTATCTGCTAATGCCCGACAGGTGTGCCGTGCTTTACAGAAGTTACAATAATCGCAAGGCGTACATTCGCCCTCACCATTAAAAGCGCGTTGTGCGATAGGCTTGATATCTTCGCCCCAATCAAGGAGTTCTTCGAGCGCCATTTCATCGGTAGACACCCTATCGAGTCTAGGCTGAACGATTGTCATGCGAACTGTTTTAATGTCGTACAAGTACTCGTTAACGTCGTAAGCACCTAATGCGTAGAGTCGCATTTGTGTATTCTCGATGGCACTAACAGGAACGCCTTTACCATACTTCAGGTCAATTACTTCCAGGATGCCATCTGCTACGATTACCATATCACCGGTACCGAACCCTTCAGGTACCCAACGAGAGAAATCGAGCCGTGCTTCAATCATGGCTTCCGCATCAGCGGAACGAGCACGTGCTTCGTTTACCTTTTCTTCGCAAATATCGACATATCGATTAACCGCCTCTACCATTTCAGTAGAGTAGTCATCTAGTTTTGGGGCTTTTTTGCCCTCAAGCTTATGTCGTAGGATTGCTTCTGCCAGGTCGTGTGCTACAGTACCTTCCGCAGCATAGGGCGATTGTTCATCAGGGAACATCGCTTCTAATCTTGCAGAGGGTGTGCATACTAACCACCTGGCGCTACTTGATGCACCTAGTAAGGCGTGTTTCTTAGCCACGGCTATTCACCCATTCCATAATTTGAATACGTTGTTCATCGGTAGCAGATGTTACCTTTTCAGCGCCGATGCTATCTAAGAAGGCTTTGAATTCGCCTTTAGCTTTCGTTTTATCAGTAGCTTTTGCCATTACGTCTTTTACTGCTTCACGAGTTGCTTCAAGGCTCGGTGATTCTTGTTTTGGTGGTTCTTCTTTAACTGGAGTTTCCTCTGTAGGAGTTTCCGGTTCTTCTTCCTTAGGAGCAGATCCTTCTTCTTTGACTGGAGTTTCTACTTTAGTAGTAGTAGCTTTTGCTTTTTTAGCCTTAACTTCTTCCTTTGCACGGTCGATAGCATCGGCTTTGTCTATAGAAGAACCTACGATAGCTTGGTAGAGGTCTTTGATTTCTTGATTTAATTCATTAGCGGTTTCTACTGTGATTTTTAACTCGATCATTGTTCTGTTTCCTTTCGGTTTAACGATGTGATATACTTTAAATGGATATTTTTCTATGTGCCCTTTACGCATTGCCGTGCGTGAGGGCATTTTTTTTGCGCCCAGGCATTCGTCAGGAATGCAGTAATCTTTATCAGGGCACGTCGTACAATCTCGCAATTTAATCACCGCCTTTCAAAGCGCTTAAATCTAATGCTGCTCCCGTGTCAGTAGTTTGCCACGCATAGAAGTCAAGTCCTGCCGATTTTAAAATATCAGCTGCTGCTTTGCCACTAGGGGCAGTATCGACAACACGGCGCGCCGATTGATAGGCTTGCTCTATCTTTTTAAGGTTTTCATCATACGGCTTTGCGATAGCATATAATGCTCTAATCTCGTCACTAGGTTTATCAAGACCCGCCGTATACAAATTGCCTATTGTACGATTTAACGCCTTATCACAAGAGACAAGGTTTCGTCTAAATTCTGAGCCGTATCCGGCTTTTTCTAACGCACTTGCAACCGATTCTGCAGAGGCCATTATGTTTTTAAAATCTATAAATAGATGACTTGATTCTATGGCGCTCTGCAGCGCTTCTTTTCGTGCATTTCTCAAAGGCTCGTGCTTTTTCAAATATTCGCTTCGAACAAAGGCGTGAACTGCTGATTTTGTAATGTTTGGCATACTATTCTCCTTATACACATTTAAGAATCATACGAATTTCTTGACCTACTAGAAGCCTATCCTTGAACGTATCTTGCGTTCTAAAGTCTTCCATGTAGACCTCAAGCATTTCGCGATATATTTGAGCCTTAAACGTTTCAGGGGTATCTACTACCTCCCTATACGGTTTAAGGATTTTAACTGGTGAACCAAATGTGTAATCAATAAAGCCGCGTATCTTCAATTTTGCTTTGATATTACGGACCTTGTCATTTGACCACCCTAGTAAAGCCATTACTTCTTCATTTGTTTGTACTCCGCTTTCGTTGTAGGCGTTGTACAAAATTTCTTGTTCTGTCATTTCTGTTTCCTCTGTCTATATCTGTTTACGATTGGATGTATTTCCTTACAGTTGTCACACACAATACGGGGCTTACCAGTTAAGTAAGACCAGTTTGTGTAAGGGCTTTTAATCCTTTTATTACAAAAGGAGCAGCGCTTATCGTTCATACTCTTTTAGTTCCACAATCCAGTAACCAGTGAGTAGCCAAATAGTAATACCGAGTAGCCCCTGGCACATACCAGTCCATAAATCGATACGATCAATATCCATAGAACCAACTGCACCAACTACCAATATGGCTGCGATAATACGAATTACGTAAATTACTTTCATCATATGATGTTTGCCTCCTTAAAAGCTTCATTGATTTTCTCATCTGGCCACCCCAGTGTGTTGGCCAGATGAAAGCGGAACCCCTCTTTATCAATAGAGAAGGTTCGCCCTTTTTTACCCTCTGTTTTCCAGCACTGCGCAAAAGGGAATTTATCTCTGGCGATGCATTCCCGAACGGCGGTTAATGTCCACCCGAGAACTATAGCCATTTGGCTCACAGCAATAGTTTTAGTGATCATAACTAACTCCTTCCTACCATCGATATGATGCACATCTTATTCATAATGTCCTCCTAAACGCTAAACGCTAAATGCTAGTCGAACTGTCCATACTAGGATGAATAAACTTATGCTAGAGGATATACCTAATGCTAAAATCCATAAGCATAGCGAACATAATTCATAGAGTGATTCTTTATTCATAGCTACCTCCTATCTAATTTAGGGTTGTAGTAATCGGTTTCCCAAAAGTCGTTACTTTCGTTATCATCTACACATAATGCATAGCAGATGCCTACGACTGTCGACATTTGCACTGATCGTCCGCTGATAGCTCGGTTTAATGTATCCATCGAGATTTCAGCTTTTTCAATCAGCGCCGTCTTAGTCATGCCTAACTCGTTCATGCGTTCCTTAATGGATTCGCCGAACATTCTGATTACGAATTGTTTCATAATACTAGCCTCCTATTGATTGGTGACATTTTCGGATATATAATAGAGAAAAATGTAACTCGTGTAAAAATGCAGAAGATACAAAAATATCTTTTTAAGTTACATCTTGTGCAAAAAAAATTGCCACTGGATCTGATATATCGAGTAAGTCAATCATTTTTTCAATTTCATCGGATCCAAAAACACCTTTTTTTAACTTTAACGAAAAAGTCTTAGGTGTCATTTTTAATTTCTTTGCAACCTGTTTTTGCGTAAGGCCTTTTGTGACAATCAGACCTTTTAAGGCGTTAGAGTTAACCACTTGTAGTCGCCTCCTTTCTTTATCTTCTATCGTCATATTACCACCGGATGTGTGACTTGTAAAGATATTTTTGTAACTTAAATTAACATTTTTGTTGATTTTAAAGTTATTTTATGTTAACATAAAACTACATTTAATATTTGTAGACTTAATTTAAACATGGAGGGGTTTACGCCATGGAAAATTCAATAGGCAATAAATTAAAATCTTTACGAGAACATAAAAAACTTACGCTAGATGAGGTAGCTAAAAAAATTGGCACATCGAGACAGACGTTATTCAAATATGAAAACGGTATCGTTACCAACATTCCTTCTAATAAGATAGAAGATTTAGCAGGTATTTATGGAGTATCCCCCGCCTACTTAATGGGCTGGGAAGATGATAAACAAATAAAGAATAATATTGCCCACGGAACCGCCTTTTTTGGCAACACCGCACCTACGGTTGTACCATCCGCAGCATATAAAGCAATAAAATTTTCCATCAACAAAGAAGCGGGCCTTACACCTTTTTCTGTTGCGGATAATGCTCTTGCGCCTCGAATCCAACAAGGCGACAGCGTCTTTGTTTCGGCTCCCGCTGATAATGAAGTTTTATTACCGCATAAGACATTATTAGCTATTCAAGCAGTTAATGATAAAGGAGAGATAATGCCCCCATACGTAGTATTAAGGTTGTTTTATTATGCTCCAGATTTTTCGGGTATAATCACCTATGCACCAGGGACACTTAATAACACTGTTGATCCTATTTATTATCCTTTTAGTATGCTCGACACAGCATCCTTTCTAATCGGTATCGCTAGATCCGTTTCATTTAACATTTTTTAGTAAGTACACAGGGAAATTATAAATTATCGATTCTTTTAATTTGGTTAACTTCCGCCACTTGGCGTTAGTATATATATTTTTAAAAGGGAGATTTTAAAAATGACTAAGAAAAAAGGACTCTTATTAGCTGTTGTTGTGTTTGTAGGATTATCCTACGCTTGTGGCCATGATTCTAGCCAGAGTACTGAATCAAAACCTAGTACATCGCAGAGCCAAGAAGCAAAAGCTCCATCAAAATCGGAAGTAGCTTACGATAAATTCGTAAACCTACCTATGGGTTCTTCTTATGAGCAAGTAAAAAATGCACTTGGTGTAGATGGTAAACTAACACACGAAAATGTGATTGCGGATATGAAAACTCAATCTTATGATTTTGTGGTCGATAATGCACACATGACATTAATGTTCCAAAACGGCGCGTTAAATAGCAAATCTATTGCCAGCCTTTCCTTCTTAAAACCAAGTGGAAGCAAGATTACCCTAGACCAATTCAATCAAATCCAAGCAGGCATGACTTATGATCAAGTAAAACAAATTCTAGGAAGTGAAGGTCGCTTATCTACTCAAACAGAAATTATGGGCATGAGATCCTCCCTGTATACTTGGATGAATTCCGGAGGCGCTAATATTGTAATTACATTTGGTGGCGAAGGAACTGTAGATAGTAAAACTCAATTCGGTTTGAAATAGTAATTCTACCTGTGTGTGATATAAAGTGCCCATCCACGCTTCAGGGTTTAACGACTACAGCGCACCGGGATGGGCCTTTTTGTTGACGTCAACAAAATGCTAGTAATCATGCAGGTTGCCTCGAATTTGTTGACGTCAACAAAATCGGAGATATGTGAGCTTCGAGGTAAAAAGAAAAGCCTCCTACCCTGCTATGGGATAAGAGGCTTTGTGATAAAAGAAAAGACCCTCACTTATAAGTGAGGGTCTATGTAGGGGGAAAGATATAATTTTCCTTTAATTTTCTACGAGACGAGTAAGATACTCATGTTGTGTCTCTAAGCATTTGTATAAGATAAGTATATCAACAGGTACAGAAAATGTCAAAAATTTTTTATTCAAAAAGAAACAACATCCCAATTTTACAATTACCATCTACTCTATCCTTTAAAAATAAAAATTTATAGCGCCTAAGATTTGTTAAATACTCTATTTCTACAAGCACAAATGTATGTAAAAAAAGGAGGGTTATTATGTTTGATACATATAAAATTATTGCGATTGAAAATGAAAGTACAGTATTAATTGACTATGGACTAAATGATGGCTCAAAAGAGGGCGATGTCTTACGCATAATTGAACCTGGCGAGGATTTGATTATAGACGATGTAAATTATGGATCATACGACGGTATAAAAGCCGTTATTGAAGTTACGGCCCCATATTCTCGATTTTCTGTGTGCCAACGCATTGTTAGAAGTACCACCAATTTATTCAGTCCTGTATCAGCTCTTCAAAAAACAATTGCACGTACTATTCCATTAAATGTTAACAAAGATGACATATCTAAAAATCTTTCCGCCCCTAAAATAACACCTATAAAAATAGGGGACACTGTTTTACTCACAAGAGAATAAGTGTTGAAAAATCAATTTATCTGAGGTATACTGATGGTAGTGAACTGTCCCTGTTCACATTGCGTGACTGTTGGACACTGGGGCCCTGCTATCATTGATAGCAGGGCCCCTTTTATTATATAGGAGGTTGAATT